CAGCCTGCTGGCCGGCGGCAAGCCATCCGCCCGTGATGGCGAGCTGGTGTTCGAGGACGAGGAGGAGGCCGTCGCCGCCATGGCCAAGACCGACGAGCGGGGCCGCACCCTCTACACCGTCGATCCTGCCTACCGGAAGAAGGTGAACGCCGCGATGGCGAGATCCAAGGTGTTCATGTAGGGTCTCGATACGAGACGACACTGCAACCCTGCAGAGGATGGAGGGCCCCCCGAGGGGGATAACCCGGCCAGGCCCAGAGAGGTGACAGGCGCTCACCGAACCCTTTGGTCCTGTGACCACCATCAACCTCGCCCGTATGGGGCAAAACCGTGGGACGGGCGATGAACTCGCTCTGTTCCTGCGGCTCGGCATCGCCGAGATGATCACCGCCTTCGATCGGAAGTGCGTTTTCAAGGACAAGCTCAAGACCCGCACCATCACCGGTGGGCGGTCTGCCAAGTTCCCGATCTCCGGTCGGGCTGTCGCCGCGTATCACACCCCTGGTGTGAACATCGCCGCGATGGACACGAACGTGCCGTCGGACCACGCCGAGGAGGAGATCAACCTGGACGCCCTTCTGGTGGCGCCCCAGAAGATCTACGACCTGGACGAGGCCATGTCGTACTACTCCGTGCGGCAGGACTACACCCACCAGGCCGGCGAAGCCCTGGCCCGCGACATGGACGCCCGGGCCGCCCGGGTGATCTTCGCCGCGTCCCTGCGGTCCACCCCGCAGCTGGCCAAGGCGATCAACGCCGATCGGGTCGGCACCGCGCTGACCACCAGCGCCGGCTATGCGGCTGCCACCAAGGCCGCCAAGGGTGACGAGCTGATCAGCCTGATCGGTAACGCCAAGGTCGCCATGCAGAAGAAGGACGTCCCCGTCGAGGACCTCATCTGTGCCGTCCCCCCGGACGAGTATGACTTCCTGCTGGAGTCCACCCGCGCCATCAATGCCGACTTCGCCGGCCGCGAGAACGGCAGCATCGCTGACGGTTCCCCCCGCCTGCGGATCAAGGGGATCCCGGTGATCGCGTCCAACCACGTCACCCAGGCCGCCTACGTCAACGTGACCGGCGACCGGAACGCGGAGTACGCCCAGAACCTGACCAAGTGTCGGGCCCTGATCTGGCACAAGGACGCCGCCGGCATGTTGATCCTGAAGCGGCCCACCCTGGAGATGACCGCCCCCGGCGGTGACTTCTTCAAGATGTACCAGGCCACGCTGATGACCGCGAAAATGGCCATCGGCATGAAGTCGCTCCGCCCCGAGTGCGCCGCTTCCATTTCCATCCCCTAATCTGGGGCGGGACATCGAAAGCGGTCAGTGGCCCCGCCGAGAGGTGGGGCTTTTTCATGGCGGCCGATAGGATTCCCCTGCACCCCTGCAACAGCCCGATGGGCCTGGCCAACCAGAGCGTGACGCCGGGCCGGACCACCCTGCTGGAGGCGGTGAATGTGCTGCTGGCCAACATCGGCGAGGCGCCGGTTGCCACGCTGGAGGACGAGCAGAACGCCGAGGCTGGCGTGGCGGAACGGACCATCCTGGAGCTCCATAAGGAGGGGCAGACCCGGGGCTGGACGTGGAACCGTGAGGAGGCCGTCCGCTTCATGCGGGACATGAGCACCGACGAGGTGGTGGTCCCGGCCAACGTGGTGGCGTTTTCCGTCGATCGGTTCCAGTGGGCCCATCGCTTCCAGCTGCGGGGCCAGCGGGTCTACGACAAGGAGAACCGGACCTTCGAGCTTTCCGACTTCGCCTACATCGAGGCGGACGTGGTGCTGCTGCTGAGCTGGGACGACTGCCCCGAGGCCTACAACCGGTGGGTGGTGGCCCGAGCCTCCCGGGTGTTCGCCGAGCGGGTGCTGGCCAGCGACGTGGTGAGCCAGTCCACCGCCGAGCAGGAGCAGCGGGCCTGGGCCGAGCTGTTGCGGGTGGAGAACGACCAGCAGCAGCCAAACGTCCTCACCGCCGGCCCCGGCCTGCGGCCCTTCCCCACCTTCACCCCTGGCCATGGCGTGACGGTGGCCCGTCGGACCAGCATCTTCCGTGGCTAAGCCGACCAGCTACCTGATCCCGAACCTGATCCAGGGGATCAGCCAGCAGGCGGACGCGCAGCGCGACCCGTCGCAAGGGGAGGCGCAGATCAACGCCGTCAGCTCGCTGGGGGAGGGCCTGCGGAAGCGGGACTGCACCGTGGCCCTGGCTGAGGTGGAGTCGTCCGCGGTGTTCGTCCATCCGATCCAGCGGGATGCGGCCGAGCGGTACCTGGCGATGATCAGCCCGTCCGGGGTGCAGGTGTTCGATCTGGCCGGCGACGAGAAGGTGGTCAACGCCCCGGGGGGCTGGGGCTACCTGGCGGGCATCACCAACCCGAACGCACAGCTGAGGGCGGCCACGATTGCCGACACCACCTTCATCAGTAACACGCTGGTGACGGCTGCCATGCTGCCGGCCCTGGCCCCGGCGACACCCCGGCCGGCGACCCATGAGGCGCTGGTGTGGGTGAAAGCGGCCAACTACGGGCAGACCTACAGCGTCAACCTGAACGCCACTCAGGTGAGCGTCACCACGCAGGTGGCGCCGGTCATCACCAGCGGCGGGGTGCCGACCACCTACCCCATCAGCACGGCCGACATCGCCGAGCAGATCCGGGTGGGGCTGGCGGGGGTCAGCGGTGTCACCATCACCCGCACCGGATCGGTGCTGCATTTCACCAGCGCCAGCACCATCACGATCAAGGCCACGGACGCCCGGGCGAACGCGGACATCACCGCCATCACCAACAGCGTCCAGGCCTTCACCGAGCTGCCGACCATCGCCCCCGAGGGCTACCAGGTGGAGATCGTCGGCGACCCTGGCAACCGCTACGACGGCTACTACGTGGCCTTCAAGGTGCGGGACGGCGCCGGCACCTTCGGGGAGGGCAGCTGGCAGGAGACGGTGGCCCCGGGGGTGGAGTACCGGATCAGCCCGGCCACCATGCCCCACATCCTGGTGCGGCTGAGCAGCGGCGAGTTCTACTTCGGCCCGGCCAACGGGGCGACGGAAGCCACCACCGGCTACCAGCTGCCGGCCTGGGGCGATCGGACGGCCGGTGACTACGAGACGGCCCCCGACCCGTCCTTCATCGGTCACAGCATCGCCGACGTGTTCGTCCACAAGAACCGGCTGGGCCTGCTGGCGGACGAGTCGGTGATCCTCTCCAGGGCGCAGGACTTCTTCGAGTTCTTCCCCGAGACCACCGTCGCCGTTCTCGACAGCGACCCGATCGATGTCACTGCCAGCAACAATCAGGTGTCGGTGCTGCGGTACGCCGTCAGCTACCAGGACGAGCTGATCCTGTTCTCCGACCAGCTGCAGTTCCGCTTCGGCTCGACCGATGCGGTGCTGACCCCGGCGACGGCGCAGACCACGATCCTGACCCAGTTCGAGATCGACCCGAACGTGAGGCCCATCCAGGTGGCCGGGGCCATCGTGTTCTGCCAGAAGAATGGGCAGTGGGCGCAGTTCAGGGAGTTCAGCATCCGCGGGGCGGGCAACACCCTGATCGCTGACGCTGAGAGCCTGTCCGAGCGTACCGGCTCCTACGTCCCCAGCGAGGTGTTCCGCCTGGCGGTGAACGCCACGGGCAACGCCTGGTATGCGGTCAGCGAGAAGGCGGGCTACCGGAACCGGATCTACACCCACAAATACTTCTTCAGGAACACCGGCGGCGGCGGCGAGCGTGTCCAGGCGAGCTGGAGCCACTGGGAGTTCCCAGGGGCGACCCGGATCCTGCAGATCGTGGTGATCGAGGAGGTGCTGTATCTGGTGGTGCAGTACCCCGGCGGCGCCGTGTGGCTGGAGAAGATGCGGGTGGCGGATCGGCTGATCGACGACGACAGCCCCGAGCACCCCCTACTGCTGGACCGGCGGGTGAGCACCACCACCGCCACCCCGGCGGCGCTGCGGGTGGCCCCGGGGGTCTACAGCGTGACGACCAGGCGGACCACCTGGACGCTGCCCTATGCCGCCGCCTCTGAGGTACAGGCGTGGTCGGGCTACGGCAGTGGCGGCGACTGGGAGGAGGGGGTGAGGCTTGGCACTGCCGAACCCGGCGCCACCACCATCTCAGCCTTCGGCGACTGGAGAGACGCTGATGTGTTCTTCGGCGAGACCTACGAGTTCTTCTACGAGTTCACCCGGTTCAAGGCGATGAAGGAGATCGGCGGCGGGAAGGTGGCCCTGAACGAGATGCGGACACAGATCAGGAACGCCAAGCTTCGATTCCATGAGACCGGCTTCTTCGAGGTGGTCGTCACCCCCGAGGGCCGGGCCGATTCGGTCCACTGCTTCACCGCCCCGGGGCCGGAAGGCGAAGGCATCTTCACCATCCCGATCATGAGCGAGGGCCGGCGGGCAAGGGTGCGGCTGCGGAACGACACGGCCAGGCCCTGCAAGTTCTCGACCTTGGAATGGGTCGGGCTGATCGCCGGTCGCGCCAGGGGGATGCAGTGAGGATCGCTGAACCCTGCCGGGCCTACGCCGCCTACGTGGCCCGCAACCTGCGGAAGTCCGATCGGGATGAGCTGTGGGCGTCCGAGGGGCGGGAGCCCTTCATCGCCACCATGAACGCCTTCCGCTTCAGCGACGACTGCATCACGATCGTGGGCGATGACGAGCGGGTGGTGGGGCTGGCCGGCGTCAACGGCCACTACATCTGGATGCTGGGCACAGATGGGCTCACCGCCACCGAATCACACCGGCGGCAGCTGGCCCGTGGGGCGCGGCGCTGGATCGATGCAATGGTGCAGCGCAGGCTGGAGGCCCGGGGGCAGGTGCTCTTGCACAACTGGGTCCACGCGAAGAACATAGACTCGATCCGCTGGCTGGAATCGTTGGGCTTCACCGTGCATCAGCCTGAACCCCACGGCCCCAGCCTCCAGCTGTTCCGGTACTTCTGCCTGAGGAAGTAATGGCCTTCCCCATCGGGCTTGCTTTGGGCGCGGCCAACACCGGGCTGAACATCTTCGGCGCCATCGCTGGCAACAACGCCGAGAAGCAGCAGTACCTCAACGATCGGGGCGAACAGCAGGCCAACAGCGTCTACGCCGGGTGGAAAGCGACTGTCGAGCAGGCCAT